TTTTTGTACCTGCTGCGTTCATTATTCTGACATCATCACCAAGTATTCTAATTTGTCCTGTACCTGCATCTTGAATAAAGCTATTACTACCATCGTGGTAAATCTGTAAATCTGAACCTGCACCAAATACTGCCTTATCGCTATCACCAAAGTTAATATCTGCACTTGTTGTTAAACCATCAGTTGTTATTACACCTGTAACGTCTATGCCAGTTGAGGTAGTGGCTAGTTTTACGGAATTGTTGTGATAAAGCTGTATTGTTCCATCATCAACAGTATTAAGAAAAACTTCACTACCACCAGATTTCATTAGCCAGATATTGTCAGAGCCTTCTATTATTAAATCACCAGTACCACCATCTTTTATATAACTATTAGACCCATCATGGTAAATTTCTAAATCACTTCCTGCACCGAACACTGCTTTATCATTATCACCAAAGTTAATGTCAGCACTTGTTGTAAGACCATCAGTTGTTATTACGCCTGTAACGTCTATACCTGTTGAAGTTGTAACTACTCTAGTGCTTCCATTATGTTTTAAATTAGCAGCACCATCTGATATAAATGAAGCATATTCTTCACCAGAACTATTTCTTAAATATAAATTAGTAGCATCTATTAATAGTGAACCTGTTCCTAAGTCTTGTATATAACTATTAGAACCATCGTGATAGATGGATAAATCTTGTGAAGCACCAAACTGAAGTCTATCATCAGTTGCACCACTACTATCACCAAACTGTATTAGATTACCGTTAGTGTCTAATGTGCCACCAAGCTGCGGACTTGTATCTTCTACAACTTCATTAGTTGCAGCAACTGTAGTATCTACATAAGCTTTAATAGATTGTTGAGAAGCAATACCTGTAGCACTGTTTGATGCCATGTTGTCTTCATCAAGAAAAGCTTTACCGTCAAGTATGTTTAATTCTGCTGCAGTACTAGTAACACCATCAAGGATGTTTAACTCTGCTGCTGTAGATGTTACTCCATCTAAAATATTAAGTTCTGCAGCAGTTGAAGTTACTGTAGTTCCATTAAGAGCAAGAGTATCTATTTCAGCAGTACCATCAATAAATATGTTTCGCCATTGTTGTGAAGAACTACCTAAGTCATAAGAGTCATCATCATCTGGAATAATGTTAGAATCTACATCAGCTCCAAAGACTACATTATCAGTAGCAGCATCACCCATAGTAATAGTACCACCATTAAAGGTAGTTGTTCCTGTTACTGTTAAGTTACCACCTACAGCTACGTTGCCTGTAGTAGTTAATGAATCAGTATAAGTATCTTTAAAACGTAATGAAGTTGTTCCTAAATCTATATCACTATCAGTAACTGGAAGTAAAGCACCATCTTGTAATCTTATTTGTTCTACTGCAGAAGAAGATACTTCAACATAAAAGCCCCATCTATTATTAGTACTGTCTATAACTATTTTATTTAAAAAGTCTAAATCACCAATAGTATGAATGTTACCACCTTGTCCAGCAGTACCATCGTGTCTGTGTCCAGTAGATGTAGCACTACTAGAAGAATATGCAAAAGCATTTACTAATTGATTAAATTCATTATTAAATAATGCTGCTGTTATAGTATCGCCATCTGCGAAAGAACTTTGTCTTGTATACGTCTGTGCCATTTATTATCTCCTACCCGAAGGTATATAATCTACATAAAAACCATTAATTGTGTATGGTGGTTTTGTATCTTCACTTATTATTGTAAAATTATTACTTGAGCCACTACCTTGTAATGCTACTCTTATTAGTGGATTATCACCACCACCAAATACATTAGTATTAAATATCGCATCACCAAACTTTGATGGAGGATTAATAATTCCTAAATCAAATAAGTCAGCTGGTTGTGGTATAGTAGTATCACCATAATCAAATCTAACTTGTATATTTGGCTCAACAATACCTTCTGCTGCTGCTGAAATACTAAGGTAATGTAAAGTTTTTAAAGTTCCTAAATCACCATAATCATAGTTAGGTGTTTCATATCTTGCTAAGATTGTTGAACCGTCAAAATCATTACCAGTATCATGTTCATAAACATAACCGTTAGTATCACCGTGATATATTTTTTCTATACCATTATTATCAAAACCTGAACCAATAGCTGTAACTTCTAAACCTCTAGTTTCAGACCACTCAAAACCATTTTGTCTTAGCGTACCTATGATTCCTCGTTGAACTGAATTAGAAGCTGAAGTATTTGTATAGAATAATCTATACTGTGATTTTTCTCTAAGTACAATACTACTAATTGTATAAAGATTTATCTCGTTTGCTAAATCAGTTAAAGTTGGTTGTATAGCTTGACTAATAGTTCCTAACTCTACATCACCAATTCTTGCTGTACCAGCTACTGTTCTTAATCCATCTGGTGCTAAAAATATTAAGTCACCACCAATCTCTTGAATACTATAACCACTTAAACAACCTACATTTTTAGTTATTGGTACTACTGCTATAGTACTTAAATTATTTATGTTTTGCAATTTAAATATTGAGTTCTCACAAAATATAATTAACTCGTTACGAAAACTTTTAATACCTTGTACTTGGTCTTCAATAACAATACTACCTGAACCTGTTCCAGAAAAATCTGTTGGGTCTAAAGTTTTACTATAAAATATAGTATTTAAATTATCTTCAACTCCAGAAGCAATTAAATGTTTATCATGCACAGTAACATATTTAACATGTTTAGTTCCAGTAACTGTTATTTCACCACTAAAAAAAGTTCTAGTGTTTATATTAGCACCTGTACCTTCCATTCTAAAATGATAAGGTTCGTTTGCTCCATCAGCTATAACTAGTGTACCATAGTCAGAAGTAGCTGATTCAAATAAAGCAAAAGTTATTTGCCCTTGACCAGTTCTAGCTAAAACACTACGACCTGTAAAAGTACTATAATTATCACCACTACTATGAACTGAGCTTCTATTTATTTGTAAATAAGTTATTCCATCTTGAGTAAAATAAATATTAGTTCCAGCACAAACTACAAGACCATCAGCGTAAGGAATAACTCCTAAAATATCTGTAGTGCTACTAGTTGGTTGAGTTGCATTAGTAGTACCAAACTTTTGATAACCATTAATTCTTCTGTAACCACCTTTAATAGAAACTTCAAAGTTTCTTAAGTCTGTAGCAACTCCCGGAGTTCTTAACAGGTCTATAGCGTTTGCAGAGTTTACTAAACCTCCTGCACAAGCTACGGTATATGGTTGACTTCTAGCCATTAATTTATTCTTCTAGTGTTGTTATTTTAGTTTTTAATTCTGCTTCTGTTGTCATAGCATCTACATCATTAGTAATATCTCTTAGTCTTTGTTTTTCAGTTACTATATCAGCAGTATCAGCAGAAGTTTCTAAAGCTCTTTGAAATAAAACATCTTGTGCTTCAAGTAAAGGTTTTCTATCTGCTCTTAATTTTGTTTTTACTATTGCTTTTGCTTTTGTTATATTAGTTACTATTCCCATGTCCATGCCTCCCTAAAAGTTCTATCGGTTGGTATTTCTGATTTATCTACAATATGATAAGTTAATCCTGTAGGTACATCTTTTGTTGCTATTTCTTCTATAGTTAAACCACAATCAGCTGGTACTATAATGCCTATTGTGTTATCTTCATTTATAAATATTATTCTTTCATCCATAATTATTACCTTATTACTGCTACTGAAACTATACTACCATCTGTACTTTGTCCTACACTTCCTGCACCACCAGTAGTTGAAACTACTATACGAATACTACCAGTAGCTTGAGCTCCTGATGCAGATGAAACAGAAACACCTACAGCCGGGTGATTACTTACTGATATTCCTGAACCTACTACACAATAGTTAGTATCTGGTAAAGCAGTAGCAAAATTTACAGTATAATCACCTGTACCATTATCAGTAATACTACTAACATTACCATCTTCTCTAATAGCTACTGTTCCTGTACCATTAAAATTTACCCAAGCTCTAACACCGTAGCCAGTAACAGAAGAACCATAACCAGAATTAAATTTTAAATCTCCAGTAACATTTATAGCATTATTGAAAGTAGCTGTACCTGCATCAGACATGTCTAGGGTAAGAGCTGTGATAGGTGAACCACCATCGTTACCAGTAAAAAGTATATCTTTGTCTTGTACAGAAGATGTAAACATCAAGTTAGAACTAGCTAAAGATATATTACCTATCTCTACACCACCATCTTTTAGAGTAATATCTGAGCCATCAGCATCAAGAATAATGTCTCCTGTTGAATCTAAAGTTAAGTTTCCATTATTTGTAAATATAGTTCCGTTAGTTCCATCTGAGGTAAGTATTAAGTCTCCTCCTGCTCCCATACGCAAGAGTCCGGCATCAGGCATTTCTATGTCATGATTAAATATTGCCGTTCCACCCAGAGACATGTCAAGGGTAAGAGCTGTTACTGCTGAACCACCATCGCTACCTGTAAATTTAATATCTTTGTCTGATACTAAATTACCAATAGTTAAATCTGAAGAAGATAATAAAAATCTGCCAACAGAAGTACCAGCATCAGATAAATATATACCTGCTCCATCAGCATCAAGGAAAATATCTCCTGCTACATCTATCGTCATGTCACCTGATGCGTTTGCTATGTTTCCTGTGACGGACACTCCACCTGAAGTTGTTTCTAATTTTTTAGCATTATCGTAATATAGCTCTACTGCACCATTTTCAATAGCTTGTATCATGTATTCGCTATTAGCAGCATTTCTAATACCTATATGTGCTCCTCTAAGGTCTAATCTACCTGTCTGATTAAAAATAATTGAATTACTACCATCGTGATAGATTTGTAAATCATTACCATCACCTGCTATTAATTTGATGTTATCTGGTAGTTCAAGATTATTGAACATTCTTAACGAATGAGAAAATATAAACTTGTCGTCTGAAGCTCTCCAAGTTAAAGAGGCATCTGTACTTGCATCAACTGCATCTTGAATAGTAATACCTGCACCATCGGCAGAACCTGAAGTATCACCTGACCCAGCATTTAAAGTTATGTTTTTATCTTCTACATCTAGAGTAGCAGTATTTAAAGTTGTTGTAGTACCTTGTACAGTTAAGTTTCCTCCAACAGTTACATCACCTACCGTTGAAACAACACCACTTGCACTTAAAGATAAATAATTATTTGAATTTCTTCTGAAACTTAAAACATTATCTGAATTTGTTTGTCGAAGCATCCAACTTTCAGAACCACCATCATAAAATCTTAATATAGATTCACTACTAGTTGCACCATTTATTTTTAGTTGGGCAGTACCAGTTCCATTTATTGAAAGTTCATTTGAAAGTGTAACACCATTGTTAAAGGTAGCAGTACCAGCATCTGACATATCAAGGGTAAGGGCAGTTATAACAGAGCCACCATCATTGCCTCTAAATTTAATATCATCATCTGAAACTACAGCATCTATATGTATAGCACCAGTAGCATCGCCAAAGTTTGCAAACTGTGTACCACCATTGCTTAATTTAATATCCCCACCATCAGCATCAAGAGTTATATCTCCTGCTACATCTACAGTCATATTTCCAGCATTAATTATATTATTACCAGAACCTATAGTTATTTGTCCAGTTAAACTTACATTTTCACTAGAATCAATAGTTATTGCAGTAGCATTACTATTATCTACAATTCCCGGTGTACTTGAGAGTTCTACAGGTATCTTAGTTGTCATTTATATCTCCCTTAAAAATATGTTCTGTCATCGGTCATGTAACTAGGTGTAGGATTTAATAATACACTCTTCATTTGTCTCATGCCTTTTTTATAATCATCCATTGCAAAAGCTGCTTGTTGTGGACTTTCTTTAAATTGCCAAACGTAATATCTTACTCTAGCTAAAATTACATTTTTATACTGGTCTGGTAAAACTATTTCATCACTATAAGCTGACAAAGCAGTTGGTCTAGCAAAAGCATAAAAATGTATATTATAAACTTTATCAGGTATTGGACTTAACCCAAATTTTCTATTGTCTGGTGATTTAATAACATATGTTGGTTCACCATAACTTTGTGAATCTGCATCATCATTATTTTCTGAATCTCTATAGTATCTAGTCCAATCAGCTAAACTTAAAAAGTTTAAACCTTTAGATACAAAAGGTGCTGTTTCACCACTAACATTAACTGTAGTTAAAAAGAAATCATCCCAATCTACAGTTGCAAAATCAGTAGTTATACTAGAACTACCAGATTTTAAAGTATACCATCTTTGTCCAGCTACTGAAGCTACAGTTGTATTTCCATAGAAAGGGTCTGTTGCTCCACTTAATCCTGCTGAAAAGAATGGTAACTCAGGTTCTTCATTAGCAATATCAAAAATAGCTTTGTTAACTGAATCTTTTACAAACTGTTGAAAACCTATAGCAGTTGCAAAGTTTGATGCAGTTAAAGGAATTTCATTTAATTCTCTTAATATTTCATTTGATAAATCTAAATATGTTGTTGCCATTATGCTTTTCCTTTAGCTTTTTTCTGTGCTGTTTTACTTAATTCTTTAAGATGAAATAATTTTACACTTGTTTTAGTATGTGATTTATTTGTGTGTAAAGAACCATTTGGCATTTTATGAGAGCTACCTTTATGTTCAGTACCATCTCTTTTGTAGTGCTTAACTCCTTTCATTTTAATTAGGTTTAGCTACAGGCATTACACTAGCTTTACCACCAGCACTATACATACTTCTACCGCCTTTCATCATTTTCTTTTTAGCCATACCACCGTACATCATTTTTTTCTTTTTATCTTTTTCGTACATCATTTTATTATCTTTTTAATCTTTATATAAAAAAAGGAGAGGTCCGAAGACCTCCCCAAATTTAGTATTAGTCAATACCATAGAATGCAGAAACTAAAGCATCGTCTCTTAAGACGTTTGCTCCGTATACATGCAATCCACGAACTATGTCACCAAACGAACTTGGGTCTCTCAACACTTCTGTTGAAAGAATAGTTTGTGCAGTAGCTGTAGATGACATATGTCCAGCCAAACATTTACCAGCAGCATTAGATACTGCAGCAATGTTGTTTGATTTGTACATATCAAATCCACGAAGTTTACCACTTGATACTAAACCATTTCTGATTGAGCCTTGACCTGCGTTGAAGTCTACAGACAACAATTTAGAAGATGATTGACCTAGTACTTCATAGAAGTCAGGACTAGCAACAAACCATCTGCCTTCTTCAGGTACGTTTGCTTCATCTAATAGTCTAGCCATTCTAGCCATTAAGTCTAGAGGGTCAGTTTCAGACCCACCACTTCCGATGTCAGCAGCACCAGAGCCATCAAAGACTCCTGCACCTAAATCAGTTGCACTATCAGCACCTAATACATGGTCAGGTGAAGATGATGAAACTCCAGCAAACATCTCAGCTATAACAGCAGCATCGTATGCATCTTTAAGAGCATAAGCAGCTGATGAAGTAGCAACTTCTTTAAAGTTAACGTGAGACATATTAGTTTCAATATCATCAACGATGAATTTGAAAGCATTAGCTTGGTCAACTACCAAAGAAAGTTCTTGGTCAGTTAGCATTGTTTGTGTTGTGTCAGAACTTCTAGTATACGCTGATACAGAAATTACTGGCTCCTTAATAATCTTTACAGAGTCTCCATATGCTGATATTTCTCCAGCATAGTCAGTGTTAGTAATAGCTTCGACTACCGATGATTTTCTGAAAAAGTTTAAAACCTTTTTAGAATAAATTGAAGGTAGGAAAAAACTATTAGTTTGTCCAGCGACAGAGTTTGCAAAGTTACCATTAGTATCCGTTGAGGGTTCAAAAAATTGAGCCATTGGATATTCTCCTTTGTTTTATAGTTTATTTAATGATTCTGCCTTGTTGCATAGCATCACTGATTTCACTTTCGTGTTTATCAAATTCAGCCATACTCATTGCAGCAATCTCCTTTTCAGACCATATTTTCTCTTGCGTTGGTTCAACACTTGTTGTTTTAGTTGAAACCATATCCGCAGCAGAACTAGTCTTTTTAGAAGATGACCTTTTCTTTTTCGGAGTATCTAAGCCTATATCCTTTTTAAACAAATCTATAGCTCTACTAGCTAAGTTAGCATCAGTAGCATTCTTGTATATCCAGTCTTGGATAGCTTCAGGTTGCTCTTTTGCCCATGAATGAAAGTCATCACTGTTTCTGATATCATCAAAGTCAGGATGGTTTTCTAATAACCTTTTTTCTGATTCTTGTTGTATTAATTGTTCTTCTCTGTCTTGGAGTTTACTAAGACGTTCTTCTAGAACTTTTGCCTTAGATTCACTTTGTAGATGTGCAACAGTTTCAACAACTTCGAATACATCAGGATATTCACTTTTAAATGCTTCAAGTTCTTCTGGAGTTTTAGGAGCTGTGTATTCAGGTGTTACCTGTCCTAACAGTTCTTCTTCTCTTGACTTAAACTCATTAAGTTTACTATCATAATGTTTTTTTAAATCATCGTAACGCTTTTTGTAATCAGGTTTTTTATAAGGAGTATCACTTTGTTCTACTACTTTTTCCTGTTTAACCATTTCAATTTCGTCACTTTCGTCAACTTCATTTGATGGCTGTTCAAAAAACATCTCATTACTAGATTTAAAAGGTTTATCTTCACCAGTATGCCAAGCTTTTTTTTGGTTATAAGGATTTGCTTGTTCCTCTTTTAAGACTTCTTCAGTCATTTTCTATCCTCCTAATTGGGGCTTTGTCTACAAGGTAGCTCTATGTCGACTAGAGGGCTTGTTTGTAAAGGTAGCCTTTCGGTTATTATTGTATGATAAAGTGCCTAATATTTTAGGGTAGCTTTATCTTTTAGCTTCTAACGTATGATCTAGTAGAAAGCATAGACTTTTTAAGTTCTTCATCAACTAAGTCGTTTTCCTCTTGCATTGTAGCTTGAGAACCAACCGTTTCTTTAGTAACTCTAATGTCTTGCTTTACTGCCGGTGTTTCCACAGGCATTGGAGTAAGACCAGTCTCTTCTTCTATCATACCACCATTAGCAGCTGTTTGTCTTTCATCTGCTTTAGCTTCGGCTTCTTTCATCATAGACATTAAAGTGTCTGCTCCGATTTCTTCCACAGCTTTAGCAGTGATAACAAATTCACCGTCAGATAACCTTGCAGGTATACTGTCGGAGACTTCTGAGCCCGGTCCTTCTACAGGACCAGACCCTGAAAATTCTTGTGCAACATCCATAACCTTGTCAAATAATAAACTAAGGTCTGGATTGTTTTCTAATTCGTTCATAAGCATCTCTTCTTCTTCTTCTGAGAGTGCTTGATTTATTACAAAATCTAAATATTTATCTTCCATCTTATCATCAGAATCCATATCCATTTCTTCTTTAGGTTCTTCTGGAAGAGGTTCTAATTCTTCTTGCATTTTTTCTGATTCAGTTTTATCACTCATCATACTTTGCATTTGTTCTTCTTGTGTAGGTAGTGCTTCACCTTCCATTATACCACCCATTTGTTTTTGTGTTCTTTCTCTAAGAGCTTCAAAATCATCAGCAGTTAATTCACCATCTTTATTAGTATCTAACTTAGTTTGACTACCTGTTAATTTTTTATCTTTATTCATACTATTCCTCTAATCTTGTAAGTGCTTCTTTAACCTGTTGGGGTAGTGTTATCAATCGTGCCAGAGAAGCTACTCTCCCCTGCAACCGGAACATTTCCGATTCCGATGTTGCCACCGCCAGTGCCTGTAACTCCAATGTCTTGAGGTCCTTGAGGTGTTCCTCCAAGGCTTCCCATACCTGCCTGTTGTTGACTATCGGGTTGAGTTTCTTCGCCTGTATTTTGTTGAGCATTTTGCATTCCTATTATTTGTGCCATGATAGCTGCTTCTTCTGGGTCATTTAGAATTTCATCTGGGTCTAAATCTAAGCTGTAGGCAAGTTCACTAACTAATTTAGAAACTTTAACAAATGGTGCAATTGCTGGACTTTGAGCAGTTTGTAAGAACATTGTTAGTCTTTGACTTCTAACTTCTTTCTGCATCAAGCTATTTGTACCTGTAGCTCTAACTTCTAAATCACCTACCACATCTAAGTCACCTTCAAAGAACTGCATATTCCATTGAAAGTAAGACTCTCCTAGTGGCTTTAATAAAAAGTCATCAAGATTCTTAATGACTGTTTTAATATTTAAACTTGATGCTCCAAGTAACATTGACATACCAGAAGCAGTTCTTGTCATACTTTGTACACCTGTTTGCCCATGAGAGTAACTAGGTATTCCTGTTTGCTCATCAGCAAGTTGTCTAAATCGGTCAAACATCATCATGTTCTCAGGTGCTGTATTAGGAAACTTGAGACCATAAATAGATTGACCCGGCATTCCAGCTTGTCTTCTAAAGATTTTGCCGGGATAGACCTCCATATTTTGCCCACCTACTAAAGCAGACTCATCAACATCAAATACTAATGAACCAGCTAATGCTAAGTTATCAATAGCCATTCTTGCATGACCATTCATAATTTGTTGAGAATCATCCATATTCTCAGCTACTCCAATACCAAAGAAATTATAAGGGTTTCTTTCGTAAGGGAATGCGTTGTAAGGTATACGATATGGTGTAAAAGGATTTATTACTGCTCGTAATAATTTACTACCTGATACCCAAGCGTTTATTTGTACCTCATCTAAATCATCTACAGATTTTGGTAAGTCTATGCCAACTTCTCTAGCATACTCTGCATCCATTATTCCCCAGTATTCAAGCACTTCAAAGTTAGGAGCATAAGTCTCATCAACATTGTAGTCATCTTTTAACTGGCTTTCAAAATCTTTTTCTTCGTAGTTAGGACCCATCTGTATACATTCACGGATAGCATCTTTATCAAAGTAAGGCATGTTTCTTAACTGTCTTAATTGACTACGATTCATTTTATGTCTGTGAACTACAAATTCACATTCATCTATATTAGTAGCTGCAGGGTCTGGATAAAAATCCCAACAACTTACAAATTCTATTCTAGGTACTCTAACTTCAAGTGGATTATATTCTCTTTCACCTTCTTCATTATTATCCCATTTGTGTAATTTTTTATTAAAATTAAATGGTCCTTTAACAATTCCTGTACCTAGTAAAGCTGATTCAAGTAAAGCATTTCTTATTTCAGCTGACCCATTAGATTCTTCTATTTGGTCATGAACAAGTTTTTCCATTCTTCTAGCTGCTTTTGCTGCTGGAGAAAGTTCTGCTGCTTGAGGTAAAGGACTTAAACCTTCTTTTAATAAACCTAAAGCATCTGCTTGGTTTTCAATAGTTTCTTCAAATAAACCATTACCATAAGTAGCACCTGCTTTTAAAACTTTACCATCACCTTCATAACCAATATCATAAGGATTTTCTTGTGGTTCGTCTTCTAATCTATTACCAATATTATCTGGTATGCTTGTTTCTAATCCGGGAGTAGGGTTAGTAGCATCAAGGTAAGCATTTTCTTTCTCACCTTCTGGCATATGTGTTTCGGAAATTCCTATCGGAAATTTACCTGTACCAAATATAACATCAACTAATTGTCCAAAAGCTGCTAAGACTTTTGTTTTAGTTACTTTAACAAATACTCTAGACTTTTCAGATTCTCTAAATCTTACACCTTTGCTATAAAGTCCTCTATAGTTTTCATAAGACTTTAACCATCTTCTTTCATCAGAATCTCTAGCATCTTCTGCTTTTTGAAATCTATCTTTAATTATACCAACTAAATTTATTTCTTGATCTTCTTCTAAGGTTAAAGCTTTACCAGCTTCTCCTTCTACTTCTTCATATAAGTTATTAGCTGTTAAAAATGTATTTTCGTTTTCTGCCATAGTTTAATAACCAAATGTACTATCAGAAGGTTGGTAAACTTCTGACTTTATTCTTAACATCCTATCATAAGGATTGTCTAATCTAGGTCTACTCATTAACATATACCTTAGTGCATCATATGCATGGTCGGCAGCATGAGTATCTACATCTTCAGGATTACTTTTAGATAAAGGTATTCCTTGTAATTCTTTAATTAAATTAACACAAGTGTTAGATATTTGTAATCTTGGTCTACCGGTATCCCTATTAGGTCTTAATGATTCATGTATTTGAATCTTACCAGCAATTCTATTTTTATCAGCTCGTCTTAATTTATGTCCTTTCTGAATTAAGATTTCACCAATAGTAGGACCAGTATAACCAGTCCTTGACCAAGCTGCAGTATCTAAAACACCACCTATTGATTTAACTTCGTTCTCTTCCATAGCTGTTATTGTATCTGCAAGAGCATCCCCTGTAAGACCTTTCTTGTATAATTCTTTATAAATAATGATGGTCTTGTCTTCGGGGTCTATTGTAGCCCATAAACAGCAACTTTCAGAAGCGTATCCATAGTCAATACCTTTAAATCGTTCCCAATAAGAAGGTATCTCAAATGGTGGTATGATATGTATATTTGGGTCAAACTCAGCAAAGGCTGCACCTTCACTTATATCCCAATTCCCTTCCAGTAACTGCTTACGCTGTATTGCTGGTAAGGATTGTAACATCCTTTCATATTCACCATCTTCTGCAAGGTACGGGTTATCCTGTAACAATGCTGGAATAAACTTCCGACTTAAACCATCAGAACCAATAAAACTTTTATTATATTCTGCAGGTTCAACATATCTTTTCTTTACCCACTGAGCTCCTACTCCTCCGGGATTCGCTGTACACCTTAAAAAGGTAGGCAGCTGTGGGTCGGTTGTTCTTAGTCGTGATGCTAGATAGTTCCAACCAAACTCAGTTGGTAAGTGTGTAATCTCATCAAAACCAATCCAACTATAAGCTTGTCCTTGATAACGATACACATCTGCATCTCTTTCTAAGAATCCAAATTCTATTTTAGCACCAGAAGGAAACTGCCAAAGTTTTTCAACTTCTTTGAACTTAGCTCCCGGAAATGCATTCGGATACAATTCACGAGACTTATCTATAAGTTCTCTCAGTTCTGGCATTGACCTTCTTATTATCAAAGCCCTATGAGCTTTAATGTGACAATACCTTAGTGGGTCTATAAGCATCGCAAAGCTTTTCCCACCACCTGCTGCTCCTCCATAAAGTACATCTTTTTCGGAGGAAGCTAAGAAATCCATCTGAGGTCCTTCGTTAGGCATAAATGCCACACTAGAACCTGTAGTGTCTAAATGTTCTTGAACTGCATCAGGTAATTCTTTCTTATCTGATTCTGTTAGAACATTAGTTGTTAAAGCTTTTTCTTTTTTACTTAACTCAGTTTCTGCTCTTTTTAAATTCCTTCTAAGTTTTTTAACTTTTTGGTTTTTATTTTTTAAAGCTTTCTGAGCTTGTAGTGTAGCTTTAACTTCACTTAATTCTGTATTCTTTGGTCTACCACCTTTTTTTCGTGGTGTACCATCCTTGTTAAGTATATACTCCCCAGAAGAGTTTGTCAAGTACTTTTCAGGATTTATTTCCCAATCTTCCATATACTTTATCTACATATTTTTTTAATCCGGGTCTAGACATAGACTTGCCTGTCTCAGCTTCTAACCAATCAACACCAACACCTAAACTAATTTCACCGTGAAACACAGCTGCTGATACTTCTTTTAGTATTATTAATTCTTCTGGTACTGGTTTTAAATAGCCTTCAACTATATCATCTGACTCATAGCCAAAAGGAATAGTAGAGGAAGCTCTTTTTATATATCCGTCAGGTATCATTTCTTTCTATATTCTGCTGTTTTCTTAGCAATCTTTTTAGGTTGCTTAGAATGTTGTTTACCTTTTTTAGTATCTTCTCTTTTCTTTGCAGTAGTAGCTGCATATTCTGCAGCACTCAAAGACTTAATAGCTTTTTCAGGTAGATAGCGTTCTCCAGTCTCAGCTGATTTTTTGCCAGACTTAGTTCGCCATTTCTGTTTAGTCCAAGACCTAAGACTTCTTTGTGAATCTTTTAATGCCATGTTATCGTTGTAAAAAATAAATAGCTGTTACTGCTAAAGTAGCTGGTATGATAGACATACAAGATGGAATAATGACTGCATAGAGCAAAGGTCTACGCAGCATTATATCATTTACATCTTCTTTAGGTTTCAACAGTTACTACTC